TGCGCGCTTGCGGAAGTAGATTTGCCGCTTCCAGAAGTGGTGGCAGAATGCACCGCCCTTCCAAATGAAGATATCGTAGGTGGATTGTCCTTCCGGCGCAAACTGACCATTTTCTCCATCGTTTCCCATCGCCTTGATATCCTCCCACCGGTACACTTTGCCTTCGTTTGCAAGGCGTATCATTTTTCGGCAGAAGTCGCGGGTGTTATCCTTCACTTCACCAGCATAGACGTAGCGCAATTTGTAAAGGCCCGAATCCCCGAACTTGCTTTTTTCACCGCCATTCGCATATTCAGCGAGTGACATCGTGGCCTCAGCGAGTGAGTTGTACTGGCAGTTTAGTTCATCTTCTTCTTTGCGCGTTCCGGCCACATCCTCATGCACGAGTTCCCACTCCTCCATGTCAATGGTTTCGCCGTGTTCGGCGAGGCGAGACGACCAAAAGGCCTCATCCTCATCAGTCATCTTCACCGCTTCACTCATCGCGACCGGCGCGGCGGGTGTAGGTGCGGGTGCGGCAGGTGTCGCCCCGATGATTTCAAGTGTATAGGGGAGAATTTGCGCAGGCTGTTGAGTGATTTCACTCAAAGCATCGGTGATGATCGCTTGCATTGGCTTAATCACATACGCATTGAAGATGGCGAGTGCCTGACGCATTTCGTCGGTGTTACTACCTAATCCTCCGCCTGTATCGCGCACACCAAACAGCAGCGCGGACGTCACGCGGTGACCAATCATCACCTGCTTCGTGGATTCCTCCGCGAGAAACTCATACTGCTTATCCGCGTCTGAAATCGGAAAGGTGGTGATCTGCGGCGGTGTCGTTCCTGGATCGGCGAAAGTGAAAAATGCCTTACCAGCGTTACGCGCACCGGCAGCGTGGGTGTTCCATTCGCGTATGATAGCGGCCTTGTCGTCTGGGTCAGGAACGCCATTGAGGAAGTTGACCATGAATGCGGGGAACAATCCGTTGAGGATGTTATTGACGTGATAAACGCCTATCTGCCGCGCGAGTTCAACGTAGTTGATGGAGGGCCAATAGTCGGGCAAAGAGTAGTATTCACTTCCAGGATTGGTGAGCTGCGCGATATACACCTGCCGTTTGTTTTCCTGATCGTTCTTATTGAATATCGGGATAAACACGGGCTTATTCTTGCGTTCATTGCGCCAATCGCGCGAGTAGTAAATGCCGGTAATCTTGTCGTCGTCATCTGCTTTTGCAATACGGCAGCACTCAGCGGGCAGGTGATTGATTGTTGCGACCTGCTCACCACTCACTGACCAAATGACTTCAAGATAAAATGCGCCTTGAACTTTGAGGTCACGCGACACCGCATCCACGACCTTATTCAGCTTCCATCGCGTGGCATCAATGGTGCTGATTCCTGTCAAACCGTCACCGGCGATCATCTGCGAGATGGAAGTGCACAGCGCACCGTGAACGGGTGATGAACGCGCCATGTCGAGCAGGTACTGTGGGAATAAATTATCATCGCCCCACTTCACCCACCCACCGCGTTCTTCCTTTTCAGACGGCGCGACAGGCGTGTAATCCGCGAGTTGAACGCTGTATAATTTATCCTTGGTAATTGACATTGGTCGGAATGGTAATGTTTGGTGCGGTGTAGTAGTTGATTGATGCGGTCAGTCGCGCCTTTCCCTGCTCAACAAGTCCGACGACTGCGGCATTGTTCGGGTCAAGGTTCGATGATGAGTTCTGCCCGTACACGCGGTATTGATATTGGCCTTCCAAAAGTGCGCCGGTGGTATCTACATCCAATTTCGTGATTCGGTAGTTCTCATAGTCCACCAAAGCGACACACGCGGTGTTATCCGCTCCTGCGCCATGTTCATCGTATGTCAGCATGAACAGATAGTGTGTGAATACAGGCATGTGCGGGCGCATCTCCTGAAGCGTCAGGTAGAGCGTCTGACCGGATTGATTTGTATTGAGGTAAATCATCGCGTCGAAAGTTACAAAAAAAGCGGCAGGCTATCACCCCTGCCGCTCCCATACATCAATGCTCCGAATTACGAACTGTAAGCCGGAGAGACGGTAATGCCTGCGAAATTATCAAACGGAGTGGTGGTGAATGATTCGAGGCGCTCTGCCGGTTCGCGCTCTTCGGCAGTGATCTCAATATTATATCCATTTAAATCACCTTTGGCAGTTCCTGACTGCGCGGTGGTTGTAAATGTGCAGCCTTCTTGGCGACCGACACACCAAATGTTATCCATGCTGTCACGCACAAACACAATCGGGTTAGCCTTCGCAGCATTCCACAATTCCTTGCGCTTATCTGCTGACAAACGACCGAGTATGGCAGTAACGGTTTGCGCGAAAAACAGGGTGCGGTTGGTCTCATTCGACGTGTCAACCTGACTGAATGAGGATGATGATCGCGCGAGTTTGTAACGGTAAAGTGTTGCGGTTGGCAGTCCATCAATCTCATCGGTGCTGTTGTCAAAGGTGATACCGGTTTCAAAATCCGACCAGTTACCGAGGAAGATTTCTTTGATGCCGCCCAGCGCATCTTTACAGTCGTCCAAAAATCCTTGTGTGAGTAAGCAACTCATTATTGAAGTGGTATTGAAAGCAGGGAGGTGTTACCCTCCCCGCTTAATGGTTTATGATAATCCAGGGCCGTAAGCTGCAATCTCGTTACCAAACCCGTAGTTTGTTCCGGCGAAGAAAGTTGCGTTGAAACGAACTGTCTTGTCGAGGTTCACAGGCTCCATATCGATGACTGAGATATTGTTCCAATCGCTGAGTTCGTTAGTACCGAACCACAGGTTAGACTTCTGCGCCATGATCATAGTGTTGGCAGGCATACCGGGGCATACTGCGATTTGGAATCTGCCCATGTACAATTTTGGAACTTCAGGGCCGGCTGTTGCATACCATCCGTTACCGGCTGCGATTTGCGCGGTGAGGTAGGCCTCCCAGCAATTGTAGCTCATGTAAATGGTTGGTGCTTCAGATGCTGACTTGATCGCCAACGGACACCGGTCGATAAGGTTGCGAAGCGCAACGAGGATGTTTGCGTTGGTGGATGCAGTCGATCCGTTGACGATGGCCAATGGAGAGGCTACGAAGTTGACAGTACTATCAGCATCAATCTGCGTGATGAGACCTGCATATGAACTCGCACTTGCCGTTCCTGTCCACAGCATCGTTTCATTAATCTGTGCGATCTTCCCCATCATGGTCATGACGAGCGCATCGGCTACGCTGTTGATGTTTCCGTTCTGCGCAGCCAGCGCCTCCCAATCCGCAAGGAATGTGAGCTTGCACAATTCGCGCGGATACGACAGGTCAACGAGTGTCAGAGTGCGCTCATCGAATGTCACTGTACCGCCCGGATTGAATGTACATGCTGGTTCAGTAAAGGTAGTGCCGTCATCCTGAATGCGGCGAATCTTGAGCTTGTTAGGTACTTGCGTCTTGACAGTGATGTGCTGCAAGGATTCGTTACTCAGGAAGGCGGCTGACAAGTATTCGCCAGCGACTTCACCTGCGTATGTAGTGGTTAAACTGACTGAGGTTGGCATTTCTTATTTCGGTGTTTGTGTGTGTGATTGATTAGTTGCGTGAGGCCATCAGTGCTGCGATTTTTTCCGCAGGTGATGCATCTCTTGGTGTTTGCACTTTCGTTTCTGTCTTGAACTTCACGTCTTTCACCGACTTTGCGGCGGGCATCTTTTCAAGTTCCGCGATTTTGGCTTTCGCTTCGCTCAACTTGGTAGTTGATTCAGTGAGTTTGGCATTGGTAGCGCTCAATGATGTTTCAGCAGTTGCGAGTTTCGATTCGATTGCGGTCAGACGCTCAGAAAGTTCCGCGTTCTGCTTCGCCAGTTGCTCAACGACATCCGCGAAATTCTCAGAGGATTCAACCTCATAGGGTTCGATGACTGTGATCTTCCCTCCCTCCACAATGATCTTGCTCACGCCGTCGATGATATGTTCACCATCGGGTGCAGGTTGAGGATTACCGTCAACGTCAGTGATAAAC